ATTCAGTTGGGATTTTCTGCTTGTACCGTCCTTTCTCTCCTTGCAGCATCCGTTGTGATGGCAACTCGCAGTAGGAGTAAGTAACAACCCCATCTTTGCTGCTAAAGCAATTGTTGGACGTTCCTTTGCATTGGGTGAGCGGCTCTTGTTTATTCTTCCCGTTCCGGCATCTATCGAGGTCGGAGTGGGGAGCATCATTCCTGTGAGCAACAAACCACACTCTGTCTCTTCTGTGGGGCGCTCCGACGGCACAAGCCGGAATAAGCAACGGTTGGACGGAATATCCTTCTCGTTCAAGGTCTTTACAGATGGTTTCGACGACATACTCTTGTCGTAACAATACTCTTTTTCGGTTATCTTCTCCGAAAAGAGCGGTTTGGCTTCCCATTTCAGTCTCCTCACCGGACTGAACCATTGTGAGGATTCCAGCAACGTTTTCACCAATAACCCAAGTGGGTCGGATTTCGCGTATTGCTCGTAACATTTCTGGCCAGAGGTAACGGTTATCATCCGCTCCCTTTCTCTGACCTGCAAGGGAGAAAGGCTGGCAAGGAAATCCGCCTGTGAGGACATCGATTCTTCCTTTCCATTGACTAAAGTCTGTCTTTGTAATATCTTCATAATGTTCTGAATCAGGAAACCAATATTTTAGTATCTCGTTGCAAAAAGAGTTTATCTCACAGTGAAAGGCATTTTTCCAGCCCATCCATGACGCTGCAACGCTAGGGGCATCAAAGCCGCTAAATAAAGAACCGTGAGTTTTATTCATATCATTCGTTGTTTAATTAATCACACCCATTAAGTAGTCTGATATTGCGTAGACTACCAGATAAAATAAGATGTTAACTCCTAGGAGAAGGAGGATGTTTAGGAGTATTCTCATTGTTTGATTACATTTTAGCAATATAAGGAATTCCAACACGAATAGAAGCTCTTTTAATAGCATCCTTATCTCCGCTTTCCACAAGCTTTTTCTCTTGTTCAAGGTATTCGACATAAGATATACTATTGTTATCACGTTCTTCAACTTCTTTTTGACGCTGTAAACGATATTGTTCACGTTCATGCCGATCAATTCCTTTTCTCCTTTCCGATATATATTCAAGCATAGCACTTGTTATCTTCATAGGATCAATAGCTCCGTAAAACCTCCCATATTTGCCAGATTTAAAACGAGCTATGAAAAAACATATTTCAGCGGCATTGATATAATAATACTCCGAAAGAAATATTGCAGCCAATTCCTCAAGTTGAGTTTTGGCTATCTTTGTAGATACCTCTGCAAAATCATTCAACGTTCCAAATTGAATTTTAAGCCACTCTAAAGGAGTTTCATCCCCATAAGTAGAAGCCAAAAGCCCCAAACTTGGTATTTCAAGATTTAAAGCTAAATCTGCGTGTGTAGCATTACATCTGACAATTTTAAATTGCAAATCCGGGTTATAATCAAGAATGAATTGTGCCGGATCAGGGTATTTGTCCAATAATGCCCTCTGCTTCAAGCTCCTTTCTCTTTTTTGCGGCAGCTTCTCGGACGGTTGTAGCGACTGCAAGAACTGAATCACGTTTTCGCTGCTCGCTATCTTGTTGATTTTTACTAATCCTTGTTCCATTGTAGTTACCTTCTAAAATTTTAGTATAATTGGCCTGTTTGAATATCCAATCAAAGTCACACTTCCAGTTGCGATCATTTCCGCCAAGCAAGAAAGAACTTTGAAGAACAAGATTAAACACAGTCCTTACACTTTCCTTACTATATTGGGCTATGCGTGCCTTAACAGCTTTCTTACGTGTTTCAGTCATTGATTTTATAGCAGGAAGCTTATCTTTAAACAACTCATTGTACCAATTCATCAAGCCGTTATAATCAATATTTCCCGAAACAGAATGGAAAGAAAGCTCGCCTTTCTTTTCTTCTCCGTTAGGAGAAGTTTCTTTATTATCTTCCTTTTCCATTTCCATTTCCTCCGCGGTGTTCACGTCGTCATGACATAGTGTTGACGTGGTGTTCACGTCGTCATTTTTTAAAGCCCTACTAATCAATTCATTAACCAAAGATTTATCTTTACTGATGTATGATTTATCGTATCTCTTATCAATGATCTGATGGCTACGAAATGTGCGGATAATGTAATAGCTTTCTTCTTTGTGAATAATAGGTATTAGCATCCGGGCATCTACTAAGGCATCTATCCATTTTTTTATTTCAGATACTCGTAAATTTTCATCATAAGGAAAAATCTGTGATTTAAGAAGTGCGGCATTGCTTTTAATTACACCAAAATCATCTGCGAAATTCCAACACCCAATAAAGAAAAGTCGACATGGAATAGGTAATTTCCCTATTTTTTCATCTTCCCAAAATTCGGGTTTAACTGTTCGTATGCGGGCCATGCTTATTATATAAATGTTTATCCATAATTAAAAGTTATTTAGGGTTACCGACAAGTAACCCTGTTGATTTATGCGGCATCTTTCCCTAGAAACTTATTCACAAAATAGATTTGTCCTTTTCCCGTAACCTTCGTTGTAGTAGTAACTAACACCGTCCCATCTGGCTTGGTTATTGTTGTTTGTTTTATTTCAAACAATCCTAATTCCATAGATTTTTGTGTAGGTTGATTATAATATTGTCCTTTCTGACAGAGATAGCCATTATCACGCAGCCATGAGAACAAGCGATTTTGACTGATATTCACACCGTTCTGCTGTAGTATCTTCGCTAATTCAGCGATCAAACAAGAACGTTGGGAAGTCGAGACCGCATCGGCAAAAAGAACTTTAGGAGCGTCCTGTTGAATTTTACTTTCTACTTCGATAAGGCGCTGCTCTTTTCGTTTCAGTGTTTCTTGTGCTACAATCAACGCACGTGCCATAATTTCTTCGGGAGTATCATTTTGCTGGGTTGTAATATAGCCGCCATGTTTGCGGATAGATGGAAGAACTTCGCCACATACCCAATCTTGGAAAGGTTCGGCTTGTGGTTTATCCGAACGCATGATTACTTTATATAGATTCTTTTCTGTTACAAAATTCATCTGCTGTGCTCTACCCATTGAATCTATGACCCCAAACCGAATGGGGGCATCCTTTATTCTTGATTGTACGGCGTCTACTCTTAACTCAAGCACTTTACACACATCTGCCAAGCAGAATAATGGTTCTTCATTCTCATTCATCGCAATTCTTACCTCTCCGAATTGCTCATTCTGAAAGATTTTAATTTTATTCATAATATATTGATTTAAATTTTAGACAATAGCGATACAGGCGGAAGTATCTCATTCTGCCATTTAGTTAGAATTTAAATATTTGATAACAGAAACTTTAAACAATCCTTGTGTGGATCGCCTGAATGATGACTAAAATGGTAATCCTGGAATTGCTGGAATAATCCTTGCGAGAGTATGAAGGCATAAGCTTCATTCTTGCAATTTTTTTCGATTAGGAACTTTTCATAAGATACAGTTTTCGCACTGCTGGGCGCAAAGTTGGGGTTACTATTATTCGCCTTAACTCTGATTTCGTTGGTTCTTGGCATTGAACGAAATTTGAGTTGTTAAAAACAAGAAAGGCTATCGCCTCCCGTTCCGCCAAGAACCGACACCGTTAGAGATAACGAGCATCCAATGGGATTTGATAGCCTTATATCTTTGCAATATTACGCTTACAAACGAACATAAAAATATGCACGTTAATCTCTTTCAGAAGTCTTGTTCTTGGCGTGAACACCGCAAAGATACACTCAAATTTCAAAATACCAAATGAAAATCTTATTTTTCTGCTAAGTAACCATTCACAACCTCTATAAACTCCTCCAAAGACCGGCAGACAACATACTTCGCTCCTATACTATCAAATTCCTTTTGATAGGCTTTTTGGTGATCGCTTTGTCTTCCTGTCTTAGTCTTTAATTCAATTCCCATAAAAGGATAATACTTGTTAGGGATCAACAGAAGTAAGTCAGGGAAACCGGCACGTACTCCCATCTGTTTAAACTTTGCAGCTTCGATAGCATTCCGTTTACCGCCATTAGGAGAATGATGCAACCTTAGCCTATATTGAGGATATTCCAAATCGAACCAGCAAACACAAGCTCTTTGCAAATCATCCTCTTCATGTTTTGGCTTCTTGCGGATATTCTTACCGCAGTACTGGGCTTTCATTTCTTCGAATGTCATATCAACCTTTCTCCTTACTCCTTTGGAGTTTCTTTCTAGTTTTACGAATCATATCTTCATCTCTCAAATTATATCCCCTAATGAGGATTTCTGACGTTTTCAAGCACCGGACTATCGTCTGGTATTCTTGTTTGGTGATTGTTATTTTCATGTGGGACAAGCAGGAGTCGAACCTGCACAAGTATCGTCTGCTTTCTCGTTTTCGTCCGTAGATTGGTTATCCTACGATTTTTAAACTACTCAACCAGTTACTAACAGCACCGGTCTTGATGACATCCATTCTTATGTACACTTAGAATTTCCGTTCATTTAGTCTTAGCGCCCTATGACCATTTTGTCCCATGTTCGCCCGCCAATCTTCACAGACAGGCTGGGGTAAAAAGGTTAACAAAGCTATCTTAACAGCTCACTCTTGCGGATTATAGCTCTACCAGTGACGATAGTATTCTCCGTATTGTGAGATAATGTACTTTGCTTAATTCCTATCTGATCCTCGGACAAATGGCGAAATATGCCCGTTACCGAACTGAAATAATAGTTCCGCTTTTCGAAGATCAGGTAGACATGGATTACTTTAGTTCTACGCATTTCGCATAACTTTTATTTCAAAACTTCCAAATAGCAGTTATTTGGAATAACACTTCCTAATATCCCGTTTTATTTAATCTCATAGCTTCCTTCTCGTAACTCAACAAAGTGCGTAAGGCGTCTAATTGATGCGTACAAGCAGCATTAAGCCGGTCAAGCCTGTCCACCAAATACGATTCATCCTCCGCTATGCTGTCAAGCAAGGCATTTTGCACCTTTGCCGACAAACACTGCTCTTTTGCTATTGCGATGATAGTATTACTTATCTCTGTGGATTTCTTCTTTCTGAGTAGCTTCTTTGCATCCGCAAGCATTTCACCGGATCGGTTCAGGTATACCATTATGACTGATATCCTTTCCTGTATCTCTACCGGATTATTTGAACAGGTAATGTTCAGGTAATCGTTTATTTCGCTAATTTCTTTTTCCATAAGCTACCTACCATTTTTTCAATTATTTCATTAGCCTTCAGAATTCGCTTCTCAAATTCAGCGATAACAGATTCATCCCTTGTTATCTCTACTATATGAATATTATGCTTCAAGAATGGACAGAAAACAACAAAATCAGCCTTTTCTAAACCCGTACAAGCCATTTCCGCTTGAACCTGGTAGAAGTACTTAGAGTTTACTGATTTAAGTGTGTCGTTATCCTTAACCTCCGCCATGTATTCCATGAACGTCTTAGGCAATGGACATTTAATCTCAACCACTTTCCTTGTACTACAAATGGTTGATATGCGGTCTGGTGAAGCAGAAAAATAAGGTATTGTAGGGTGAGTAATGCTTTCGCATTCTTCCAGTTCGCATCTAGTAGCAAGTTGATACCGTTCCGCAGCAAAATCTTCATTGTCGTGTCCCCAATCAATAAATTTATTGCCGACACTTACCTGTTCCTGGTATATTTCAAACAGAAAATCATCCTTGATATATTTAGGAAGGAGATTTCTTTCCGCTGCAACTTCATAGATATAGGAGAGGGCTGTCTTTCCAAACATCTCCCCTTTTTTCTTTCCGCTTGTCATAAGGTCACCTATCCGGCTTCCCGTGAAATTTCCCAATCGGGCAACTAGCCAATCCTTTGACCCCTGCTCTATCATTGTTCAGTTTGATTAAAAATTTCACCAGTAGTTTCGTCTACGGATGTAGATATAGCCTTTTTCATCGCATCTTTCTTTGCTTCTTTGCTTTCACGTATCGGTTTCATTAATTCATCAACTGTAGTATCTTCGTCTTTCAGAGCCTGGATCGTTCCCATTAGCATTGAAATTTCATCAGCACCGATTTGATTTGCCGTTTGCTTTCCGCACATCTTTACAACTTCTTCTTCGGTTATGCCATAGTTGTTTTTGAAATTATTCAGCACCCCTGTTCTTACTTTCAAAAGTTTGTCATGGTCGGACAAATCACCGGTTATAAATTTTTGTGCTGCGTAGTACACTCTATCTGTTATAGCTTTAGGAATAACGGCAAATACGGCATTACGATAAGCAATTGAGTTTGCAGCGTTACCCGTAACTGTAATCATGTCGTCAGAAAATCGCTGTCCGTTTTTACCAATGATACTACGTCTAACTTCAAATGCAGAAGCAACATTAGTTTCTAGATCCCAGCATGTCCCACGGCTGATGACTTGCTTGTCTGTTATTTGCACAACTTTTGCCTCTGTACGCATATTACCCCAATTAGAGACAATTATTTTAGCTAGATGAACGGACGGGCCGGTGATAGGTTTTCCGCCACGGGGAAGGGCGTAACTACATGATTGAGCTGTTTCTTGATTCATAGTAGCCATTACAACCGAGTTGTCTATACTGCGTCTTATATCTCGTGGATAACGTTTAGCTGTTGCTACTTGTGAATCAACATTTGCTCTTTCTACGGCATCAACTTGTACGATTTGTACATCTTGCTCTTCAACGGGAAGCACTTCATAGTTTTCTAAATTCATATCTTATATTATTTAAAGTGGTTTAAATTGCTCCCGGAGTGCCGATCAAAGCAAACCGGGATTAAGTTAAGATAGTTTGCGGATAATCTCACCGCCATACGAGTTTTTAGTCAGTTCTATAAACTCATATACAGTAAACCTATCATTGTCTACATCTATACCTTTGTCCTTACAAAAAGCTTCTCTTCCAGCCTTGCAACTCTCAGTGAGTACATGATGCCATATAAACAAGTCTTTAGCAGAATACTTTCTAGAAAAGTCAGAAAAATGCTCTTTAAACTTAAGAATCCTTTCCTCTTCTGTACTATCATCATAAAGCTTTTCTCGCAAAGATTCAAATGCCTCATGTAGAGTATTACCATGAGAAATTTGATTGTTCTCTTTTGCTATAAAACAGGGAGTAAGAGATAAATCAGACTGAAGGATAAAACCTTTTGCGATATTACCCTTTACATTTGTGATAATAGTAGGTATATTATCTACTACATAAATAGAATTCCCATTTATGGATTTTATGCCATAGCCATAGCCAGAGCCAGAGCCAGAGCCAGAGCCATCGCCATCGCCAGAGCCATAGCCAGAGCCATAGCCATCGCCAGAGTCATAGCCAGAGCCAGAGCCA